CCATACGCCGTCAGTCATAGGTATCGCGTGTTTGCAGCTACGGCAGCTTACATGCTCCGCAGGTAGACGCTGTTTGCATATTTCTTTGTAGTCACACATATTACATAGATGCTTAGCTTTAGTCTTCGCCAGCATATCCCTGTTTGACGTGTAAATGATACGAGAGCCGCGATCAATGTTGATCTTAGCGACCATAGGGTCAGCTTTATAGATTTTTAAGTGATACTCTTCGTTGTTCTTGTTTTTGGCGTAATACATAAAGTGAGTGGCGCCTATAGTAGACGCGTATATATTACCCTGACAGAAGTGCGTAGGCATCGACTCGTAAATCGGCTTTTTCTTGACCCGGTTATATATTTCTTGCTTATGCGTCTTAACTTCGATCGGCATGTAGTGGCCGTATGTGCCCACAAACATAGCAGGAACGTGCATTACAGCATCCATGCTGCCGCCTAAGTGCGGAGGCATAGGCGCGCGTATCTGGTTGCCGTCTTTTTCGCGTGTAAGTGTTAATCCGATCTGCTCAAGATGATCGAGCATGATTATCTCTTCGCGGCGTCCTTTATTGAATATACGTTCGATGCGTGTGTCGTGCTGAATCAGCTTCACCCATCGGAAAGAGAAAAATAGCTGAAGCTCGCAGTCTGCGCCTAGTAGAGACGCGCCTAAGTGATGACGGAACGGAAAGTCGTCGTCTTCGCTGAACAGTGTTTGTGACATGGCGTCTAATATCATGTCTGGTAAGTCTTTATCTTGCATCAAGCACTTTTCCTATATCCTGCGTGTTTGTAGGTAAATTTACCTTGACTCTTCTTGCGCTGGAGCGTAGATAACTTATCTTTGTCCGACTTACGACGCTCACGCTCCTGACGTGCGTTGTAAGGACGGTTCTTTTTTGGGCGCTTAGCTCGCTCATCCATCGTCGCTATTGATAGCGATAGTTCGCCTTTCGTAAGCCACGCGCTATGAAGATAGTCAGCGTCAATATCGAGACGAGCTTGCAAGTAGCTGCATATTTCGTCGTATGTATAGCCTTGATGTAGTAGGCGGTCCATTGAGAGATGGAATTTATAGCGCAGTGCGCGTATGTCATGATGAGCCATATAGCCTAGCGGTCTTCCGTCAGCGTGGGCACCGACACGGGCATTGCAAGTGTAGCAGCACCATACGCCATGACGATTGCGTTCGTCGTCGTTGTTTCGGAAAAGTACAATTTCGATTGATCCGCACGAATGGCAGAATTTAGGATTGTCGTAGCGTGGTTTACCGTTTTCTAGCGTTATTAAATTGCAAATTATTGGCATGTGATATTACCCCGAAAGTATAAAAAGAGGTGCTGACGAATCAACACCCCTGAAGATTTATTACTGTTGTGGCGGAGCGAATGGAGCTGCCGCAGGAGGCGCGAAAGGTGCCGCCGGAGCTGCTTGTTGCTGTGGTGCTGCCGCTGGAGCTTGTGGCGCCGCTGGAGCCGCATACGCTGGAGCTGCTGGTGCTTGTGGTGCGGCTGGTGCTGCTGGTGCTGCGTAGCCTTGTTGCGGAGCTGCCGGAGCCTGTGGAACCGCTGGCGCTACAGGTGCTGGAGCGACTGGAGCCGGAGCTACAGGTGCTGCGCCCGGTTGAGCGTAACCTTGTTGCTGTTGGCCTGCTGGAGAGCCGAACTGACCTTTAACGATCGGTGTGCCGTCAGCATACGCCCAGTCGCTAAACTTGTTGTTGGTGTACGACTTGTTCGGATCGTTCGGGTCCTGCTGCTTAGATACGCCCACATACACGCAGAACGGTTTACCGCAAAGCTGAGCAGTGTTCTGCAACATTGGTTCGCCGATAGCAGTAGCGTATGCCGCAAGCTCAGCATGAGCGATTTTAGCTGCGTCCGGGTTTTGGTTGTACAAGTTAAGGTTATGTGTACCCGTCTTGCCCATGTGCTCGCCTTCAATACACTTCAGCGTTAAAGCCAGCATAATGTTAGCTTGGTTGCTGCGAGTAGCACGAAATTCAGCTTTCGTGATAATCATTTTGTATTGTCCTTCGTGCTCGAAGTAGTTAGCTGAATTAGGCAGTTCAAGTGTAGCGATGTTGATCGGTGCTTGGAAGTTTTGACCTTGCATGATTTATGTCCTCAAAGGGTCGAAAGTTTATTAATTAGAGCGCCTAAGTCCGCAGGCTCGAAGGCTTCGAGTCCTACCTTACGCGATCTGGCAAAAACGCCGTTAGCTTCTACAGTCTGGTAAAACGGTTGCTGTACCGTCGTCGTAGTGCCGTCTGCGTTCGTTACAGGGATATTATGCCAGTTCAAATGAGCTGTCAAGTCAAAATAGTGAATTAAAAACGTTTTTATTGATTGACCGTCGGTATATGGAGCAATGCCCGTCTTATTACCGAACGTGTCGTAGATTTCTTCTTGCCATGCCGTCACATATACATGAGCGTCGCATTCGTGCAAAGCTTGTAGCAGGTCTACGATATTGTCCTTCAACATACCATAATGCTTGATACCGTTGTTAGTGTACTTCGCCGGGTTATTGCGGAACTCGGCAAGTAGGCAAGAACATAAGTATGACAAGCTGTCTAATGCGAAAGACTGAAACTTGCCCACATAGCGACGAGCCTTGATCCAAGTAACCATATCCTGTAACTGCTTTACCGTAGTCACTGGTGTATAAGGTATCTTGTACTTATTAAGCGTCGTCAAACCATGCTCAGCGGCGAGTACCAGCGGCGCGGGTAACGTTTTGATTGCGTCAGTCTTACCTTTATGCGGCGGACCGTATACAAGCAGTTTAACGCCAGCAGAACTCACATAGTTCTCCGTCGTAAATACTTGAGGCTCGACGATGGGTCCGTTAGTCATTAGCGATTATCTACCTTCTGTTCGTACTTAATAGCTACAGCTTCGTTCACTGTGATGAACTTAGCCAGTTCTTGACGCTTCTCGATTGGCAGACTGATATACGCTGAATAGCTGAACTCTAGCTTCTCTTGCTTCTTGACAAGCGCGTTCAGTTCGTCAGTGTTCAATAAAGTCGGCAATTTCGAATAATCTTCGTGCTTTTTATTTACCCGAAGTGTCCGGGCGATTTCTTGCTTTAATTTCCAGCCGCCTGACAGATTCATGGTTTTATTTTTCAGGCCGTCGTCTTGTTTACAAAGAAAGTTGCTCAAGGCGTTACGGGCCTGCTCTTCAGCGGTTTTCGCTTGCTCTAGGGCGTGCTTTGCCTGCCAGTGAGCGGCGATTAATGTATCCAATTCACTCAACTTTTTTCACTCCTACTGTGGGCTAGTTTTGACGACTTTAGCTGTAAATGACGACAGTGTCAATAAGTTATTAATCGCAATTACTAAAATATTCATGTTTACTTTTAAAATCTTATCGACTATTATCGGGAAATTCTAGGAGAACTGTTAAATGATTTTTCAACCGCAAGTCGCGAAGCGAACGCGAGAACTACTAGCCAAAAGGCCGCGAAGCGTCACTATCTTGACGATTGCAGAAGCCACAGGACTAACAGCAGCATGGATTAACGACTTTGCTGCGTACCCTGACCGAGATCATGGAATTAATAAAGTTGAGACGTTATACGTCTATTTATCGGGTGAGAACTTACTAAATGACGATTGCAGTGAATGAAAACGGTGTACCGGACGAACTCAAGCACTTCAGACAGTGGGTTGTCTGGAAATTAGAGCAGGTAGAAGCTCCGCCGAAAAAACCTACTAAAGTGCCGTATTCTCCTATCACTGGTAGACAAGCGTCGAGCGTTGACCGTAACTCATGGTCTACTTTTGACGACGCAATGGACGCGTATAAGACAGGTAAATACAGCGGCATCGGATTCGTTCTAACGAAAGAGGACCCGTACACTGTCATCGACTTAGATAAAGCGGACAATCAAGCTGACATTGATAAGAATACGCAGATTTTCTACGACATGGCGTCGTTTACTGAGTACAGTCCTTCAGGCACTGGCGTCCATATCTGGACTAAGGCAGAAGTAGCTAAGGGCCGTAACAAGCGCCCGGTAGAAATCTACTGCAATATGCGTTTTATGACTGTGACAGGCAACGTGCATTGGAATCGTCCGATCGAATACCGCCAAGACGAAGTTATGAAGCTTTGGAATGAGATTGCTCCGAAGACTGGCGACGTATTCATTAATTACGACGGTACTGACCCATCTCCGTACTCTGATCAAGACGTACTGAACCGGGCAGCTTCAGCTAAGAACGGTTATAAGTTTACGCAGCTATGGCATGGAAACTATAGCGAGTGGTATTCGTCGCAGTCTGAGGCCGATTTTGCCTTGATTGATATTTTAGCATTTTACACGCAGAATACAGAACAGATAGCTCGACTATTTCGATTTTCTGAGCTTGGTAAGCGTGACAAGGCATTGCGTGACGATTATGTATTGCCCACAATTCAAAAGGCTTATGACAAGCTACCGCCTAAGATTGATCTGACGGCTATTCAACAGCAGACGGCTGAATGGATTGCTCAGCAGAATCAAGCCTTAATGGAGAATAATATGAAAGCTGAGACAGTACCTGCGGCGGACACGCAAACGGTACGCGTAGAAGTGGCACCGACGATGCCAGCACAGCCGACGACAGTCGTTGAAATGGGGTATGGAGTAAATAACGTAGAATCGCCTTACACTTTTCCGGGCGGACTTATCGGTGAAGTGGCTGACTATATTTATCGCTCATCTCCGCGCCCGGTTAAAGAGATTGCATTATCCGCAGCCATTGGCCTTATTGCTGGTATCGCAGGCAACTCATACAACATATCCGGTCTAGGTCTTAACTTATATTTGTTGGTGCTGGCGACGACTGGTACAGGTAAAGAGTCGCTGCATGGCGGTATGTCGCGCTTGATGAATACAATTAAGCCGCTTGTGCCATCTTCAGAGCTATTCATGGGTCCGGGCGACATTGCATCTCCGCAGGCGCTTATTAACCATTTAGCGTCTAAGCAACGTTGCTTCGTGTCTGCTATTGGTGAATGTGGTATGTGGTTGAAAGAGGTATCTGATCCGCGCGCTCCTGCTCACTTGGCTGGTTTAAGACGTGCGTTACTTATGCTATACGGTCGTTCAGGCGCTGGCGACGTACTACAGTCATCTATCTACGCAGATAAGGCCAAGAATACGGACGCTATTCGTTCGCCGTCTGTGACTATCTTAGGCGAGACTACTCCAGAACGTTACTTCGACCATATTGACGAAGAGCTTATCGCTGAAGGTTTTATACCGCGCTGGACCGTTATTGAGTACACCGGGAAACGTCCGCCACACAATGAGCAGCATAATACTGTTTATCCAAGCACTGAGCTTATTACCGGGCTATCGTCTTTATGCAACTTTGCGTTACAGCAGATGCACTCACTACAGGCTCTTAATGTAAGCAGCACACCAGAAGCTAAGGCTCTTATGAAAGCTTTTGACGAGTTCTGTGACGAGCAGATTAACAATACGCCTGAAGAGGCTATCCGTAACCTCTGGACCCGCGCACACGTTAAAGCTATGAAGCTGGCGGCGTTGGTTGCTGTGGGCAAGAACTTGTCAACGCCTACCGTCACGGTCGAAGACTTCGAGTGGGCGAAGCATATCATTATGAAAGACGTAACTAAAATGTGTCGTCGTTTCAATGCTGGTATGTTGGCTGCTCGCGTGGCCCATAACGACAGTGAACAGCAGCAAGCGGTTATCGGTGCCATTAAGACTTTCTTGCAGGACCCTACAGTCGATGAGAAGTACAAAATTAAGCCGCAGATGCGTGCGGTTAGTGCGGTTCCTCATTATTACTTACAGCGTAAACTAGGCAACACGAAGGCGTTTAAGAACGATCGTCGCGGAGCAACTACCGCGCTTAGTCTGGTAGTTAAAAACATGATGATGAATGGATTACTGACTGAAATTCCAAAAGCTCAGAGCTTAATTCAGTTCGGTTTCGCTGGTAGCGTGTATATCGTCTCAGATATTGACCTACTTTTGTCTCAGTCCGTTTGACAATCACGGTTAAAATTGATATGGTTCGTCTTGTAGTCCTCTACACAAGGGAAAACGCGATCGTTACACTTAACTGAATTGGGCAGTAACGGTAGACGTTTATGGTCGGTAGCATTAACTTGCTATCGGCCTTTTTGTTTGATATAGTCAATCCTGTCTTTACTCGTTAAAGATACCTAAGTCATCGTTACCCCGCGTGACTGTAGTGTTTTAATAGCCTCCTTACCAGCAAATAAGGAGGCTTCTTTTTATCTACTTCTTAAAGTACGCGATTTCCGCGTTGCGTCGGTTTTGTAATCCCGGTACGACTTCCAGCTTGCCAGTCTTCGGATTGCGAGCCTTATTGTACTTTGCCCACACTTCGAGGGCCGTCTTAATATTCCCGGAATTTATATGATCGTCTACGCTACCAGACTTGAACGCTGTAGGTCCGATGTTGTATACCAGCGACACTAGCGCATCGAACTGATTTTGTTTCATCGGTACAGTGATAATATCGTTAATGTGCTTCTCGAAATTAGCAATATCGTTCTTTTTCCACATTAACGCTTGTTCTTTGGTACAGGTATCGCCCATCTTAACTTTAGTGCCGTTAGGATATACCGTAGTGCCAAAACCAATGGTCGGCACGCCCGCTACGTCTTTGTAAGCTTTATCTCTGAAGCTTTCGAATCCGGCGATGATCCGCATACCATCCATAGACGTAGTCATATATACGTCGTCAGTTACCTGAAAGGCTTTCTTGATCTCTTCCCGGTGTCCTGCCGCGATTACAGCGTTAAGCGCATTGACCTGCTCTTGTGTAAGCTTGCCGCCTGCCATTTCCCAGAAACGATCAAATATCGCCTTGTCGTCTTGTTGTGCCATAACTTTTCCTTATGCAATAAAAAACCTGCCGAAGCAGGTCTAGTGTAGCAGGAATTTTAGGCGACTGGTACAGGAGACTCAACCACTGGAGCCGTTGCGCCGTTGTCGATGAAGTTATACAGTGACACGGACCAGCCGTCGCCTTCAGTGTGGGCATTAAACCAAAACATAATAGTCGAATTGGATTTATTGTATACGGTGCCAGTGATCCGCAAAGCTGCGTTATCCTTGCCGATTTCTTTGCTGTAGGTGATGGCCTTGCCTGCTGGCAGCTCTTCAGTAACGCCGAAGGTATCGAGCTTGCGGTCGCGTATCCCGGTGCGCTTGTCGTGCGATTCTACGCAATAATGTGTATCAACCATTAGTCCTTGAACTTCGCAAGAATTGGCGATAGACAGGTTGACTACAGTACCATCAGTGCTTGCGGACAAGATACCCAACGTAGATTCTTTAAGCGACTTATACTGCGCTACTACGTTTGCTATACGAAAGTGGTCCGTTTTTGGTTTTTGTTTCATTTACGCGCTCCCGGTAGGAAAGAAGTTAGATAGATCGACTTTTGGTTCGTCGCTTTTCTTTTCGTAGACATACTCTGTCATCATTACGTCAGGCGTTTTGCTGCCGCCCGGAACGTATGGCTCGCGCTGGAATACGATAGCTACGAAAATGTTTGCATTCATTGGATGATTGAAGCCTACAACAAGTATGCCGTCTAGCGTGTGATTCATATCGCACTCGATCAACGTTGGCTTGTTAGGTTCGCCGATATGCGTTAAGCAGAATCTGTTACCCGCTGCGTTCATATAGCGGGATGTGAATGTAATTGGCGCGCTAGTAGTCATTACGCCGATTTCAGCGTGATTCTCTGAACGCGCGTTAAGCGACATTGCGATAAGGTTGTTGCCGACTGACTTACCGTCAGCGACCCACTTAAACCTGTGCTGCGTCGTGATGTTCTCAGGGCGCATGATCTCATCAGGTAGTACAGTCATCGCGCGGCCTCACACTTTACTTTAAGAATTTTTGATCCTAAATACTT